TCATCAGCGGCAGCTTTTATCAATGCACGTTCCTGCAAGCTAACCGTAGCTGTCGCATAAGATGGAGCCATTTTTGAAGCAAGTCCAAGAATCAGCGCCTCGCTCCACTCGATAGCAAAGTCTGGTGTATTTGCGGCAGCGTCGAAATCCTCAAGTATGCGCTCATACCAGAACTGCAAAACATCAGTCGCATCATCAGGAGTTGGCCATACTTTCAAGACACCATTGCCAAGTTGCTTATCGTAGAAAATCTCCACGATCTTGCCCTGAGTCGTTTTATTTGTGTGGCGAGTATATTCTTCACGGGAAACTATCTTGACAGGCGTGTCGTTTCCAGCTAGAGAATGCCAATTAGCAACGTCTTGCATCAACCTTTGAGGTCGGTTTATCTTGGTTGTATAGGTAAATACTGCATTACCTGATGCGGCATCTCCAGTCAATGCAGCGGCAAGCGTTGTAGGCGCTCCCGGCGCTCCGCTGATGGTTGTCCATTGAATAGTACCATCGTCTAACTCAATGCCGATATAGTCACTTGCAGACATACCTGTGGTAGAGGTCAGGCTAATCGTTGAATCAGTCTCTACAGCAGCAGCAGAAAGCGTCGTCTGCACATATGTGTGCGTACAGTTGTCGCCAGTAGCACCTAGAGAATATGTAGCCTGACCAGCCACAAGGAACAAATTAGCCTGCTTAACCGCCCACATCTTAGCGCCTTGAGCCATCAGTGATTTAACCCAAGAATTCAATCTCAAGCTAAAATCAGTGACCAATGTGGCAGAAGCAGTCTCTCCTTCAGCTAATACGCCTATTTCCATGGCAGCGGCAGTAATTATCTCATCCCTGCTTACCGAAAAGTCAACACTTCCGCTAGTAGCCATCTTATAGATCGTCCGATGTTATTTCGCCCACAGCCAAATATCGAACAGTCGGTTCTGGTCGAGCGTCTTTTACATTGTTTCGTTCAGCGCGAATTCGTATCTTGTCTTGAGGATGCTGCGGTTCCCAATCAGCAGAGCAAACCATAGCACCATCCCATCTCTTGCGAAGTTGCGAGTGTTTGAACTTCCACCCGCATACATCACAAATAGAATTGCTGTCGCCTAAGATGAACTCGTCACCAGCCATTTAGTTCTTTCTGATTTTGATTACCATTGAGCCAAATTTACCAGCAGCCAAGCCATCGGTAGTAAGCTGCAATTTTCCAGAACCATCAAGTACGTTGCTACGATCTTTCAATCCGCCTACGCATTCAAATTCAGCCTCCGCATACTGACCGCCAGACATCGCCCACAATGCCGTATCAGAAAGCAGATAGTCAAAATCAAGGAACGCATCGAACCCAGCCAAATCGTAGTAAATCTCTTCTACGGTAATCGTCGGCTTGTTCGGAAACGATGGGTCAAAATCTACAGCAGGGTCAATTAGAACTTGGTCTACCAAATCAGCAGACGCGCCATCACTCTTGATGAACACATGGAACGCGGCATTCTTAGGCCCGTCCAACAATTTTGTTACGGTTACGCTATGAGCCATGATGCCCTCCTAAAAACTCCCCCGAAGGGGAGTATTGTTTAAGCAGCCACTTCAGCCCAAGTGCAAGAAGCGATACCAACTGCTGCGGTTGTCAGATACGACAGCGACAGATGAGTACCAGGCGGCAGAATGATCTCACCATTCACTTCTTCGGTATATTTACCCGGAGTGATGGAAGATGCAGCCACAACACCACCCATCGGACGCAGCCATACAGGAGTAGTAGGCAAGGTAGCAGATACGTCAACCTGACCAACTCCCAACTTGGCATTGCTACCAGTCGCAATAGCATTATGGATAACAGCAGGGGTTGTGTGAGTAACAGCAGTCTGACTTACTGACGGGCTGATTGCCAATCCAACTACAGCAGCACCAGCAGGGGCCGTGGATGGCTGGAAACTGACTGTTTTCACAATCAGGTTCTTGCCAGATCCAAACGGGTTAGAAAGCGCCAATCCAGTGCAGGTTGCATTAACCGTAGAAAGCGTTACAGCACCAGCAGAGCAGGCGTGATACAGGTTGCCCAAACGGGCTTGTTCCAAAAACCATTCATTTGTGTACATGATTAAATCCTTTCAATTAAGCATCAGAGCCGATTGCTGGCAATACGAAGCCAGAGTTGCTTGTTCCATCGCCGATATACAGGTTATCGAACAGACCATACTGAACTGCTGTAGCGGTCACTACGATAGCTGCTGCAACATCCAAAGCACGGATGCGGTTATGAGCGATGATGCCAGACCCTGTAATGGCCGATGTATTGACCAAAATAGCTCCTGTTGCAGTATCTGTATTCACAGAGAACACACGGTTACCTTCTACTCGCAATGCAGTCATAACCAATGCGCCATGCTCAACAAGAGCCGCAACGTTGTTGCTTGCAACCAAGTGGAACGTATCGTTATCAAGAACAGTCAGTCCAGACATTGTTCCGGCAATAACCAGATCAGGGCCAGGAGAGGTAGTTCCGATAGAAACGCGCTTGTTATTGGCATAGTACAGGTTATCCGCATTGACGCTGACAGTTGTGGTAACAATCGAAAGGAAGTCAAGGATAGCGCTTGTATCTTTGAATTCGCAGTTCTCAATTGCGAAGTTCGCAGCAGCCGCAACAGTGAAAGCAGAAGCAACAGACAGGAAGTTTGCAACGAACACGCAGTTCTGAATGCTCATGTTATCTGCGGTAACTGGTATAGTTGCAGTGTTTGCAGTTGTGTAGGTGAATGTCGGTCGGTTAGAACCAGCGCCCAAACCAACGATTGCAACACCAGCAATGTCAAAGTTCAGCGCAGTAGCAGAGGCGATACTTTCTGCATGACCTGGCTTGATAAAGATGATGTCACCACGATCCGCAACACACTGAGACAGTGCATATTCCAGCGTAGAGAAAGGACTGTTGAAATCACCCTTGTTGCCATCTGAGCCGCCACGTTGACCGGCCAATAGACCTGTCGTTACGTTTGATACCCAAAAGACCTTACCAGGATGGGTTTGTACAATAGGTACGCCGCGCAGTGTAACTCCGCTTGCGAAACCATTAGGATAGTTTGATGCCATGATTGATCTCCAATAAGACAATAGGAAGGGGATACCCTTATTCGCAGGACTGTTTGCCTGCACCTGTGATTCTTCCTTGAACTACTGCCTAATTGAAGCTGCTACGATATTACCACAATTCCCCTAGATATTTCTACCTAGGGGATTGCTTTTTACTTAAGCGCCCGGAGACGCAAACCACTCTCTGAAGTCACCGATTTGCAAGCTATATCTCTCTGTGGCTTTTGCCAACGCATTCTCCGTTCCGAAGTCGTTGTCCTTGGTGAACTCAAGGGCGCGACGTTGGAACAATGTCAGGCCGTCAGACACATCGGTCTTGATGAAGAACGCATCAGGGTCGGTGAAGAAATGATTGACCTTGAAGCCGTCTGGGAATGTACCCATTGCACGGAGCGCGTTCACTGCGTTGTTGGCGGTGTCATTCTGTTGCACAGACTTCAGAATGCGTGCTGCCTCGAACTCCAGTTGACGCGGGATGTGCAGACTGCGAACTTGCAATGCGATCTTGTTGCCACGGTCATCAGTAGCGCCATTGGCTTGGATAACCAAGTCCTCCAGCGATGCTTCAGACAGGTCAGCAGCAGTACCCAACAAGTTCGACTGATTGCCAGAAGAAGACGGATGCGAAGCAGAGAACATCGCAACAGCGTCAGGGCCGACTGGATAGTTCGTGTCAAATCCACGATTGAACCAATTAGCAACAACGGTGTTCTTTGTCTCTACCATCGAACGCTTCAGAGCTTTTGCACGGCCCATAGAGAGCTTCTCGTACAGATTGTCTTCGATTGCTTCGCGGGTGATGATATATCCCAGACCGTAGACAACATGCAGCGCAGTAGCTGTACCGCCTTGGCTTGTAGTGTCGTAGCCAATGGACGCTCCTTGCTCTTTAACAGCAGCCAGACCGAAGCCATTGTTCTGCACCATCTCTTCACGATGCTTGTCGGAGGTTTGAACTGTTACCAGATCGCGCCACTCATCGCGGTTGTTGTAAGACATCCCGAACATCGAATAGACGCCGGGCCATAGGGCTTTCGGGTGATTGCCAGTATTAATTGCACTCATGTTATTTCTCCTTAGATACCAGCAACTTGGTTAGCAAACTGATGGCGGTTGATAGTAACCAACCACTTGCAATGCTCACCGATTGCGTTGTCATCGCGCTGGACAGGGCCAACGATATGCAGGTCGAGGGTGTTTGTAGTAGCTTCGGTTGCATTGTTCAATTCCACACCAGACAAGCCAGTGACAGTAGAGCCAGTACCAACCACGAAGTTTGCATTCAACCCAGCATCATTTGCTGTCAGTGCAGTACCGCCTGTCACTTCCTGAATCTCAAACAGCAGTTCAGGATCGTCAGCAACCATCAGCAGGCGCTGAGTAGATGCGGCACGGTAGCGCAGGCTGTCTTGAGTGACAGGAACAACGCCAACCACCACGCCAGTGACAACATCACCAGTTGCGGCTTGGTCTACATCGCTGTAGATTCGGCCATTGATGGTCTGCGAGGTGCCAGACAGAATGACAGGATCGCCAATGTAAATAGCGGTCGCGTCGGTTGTGACTGTCGAATACAGTCGGAAAGCCCCATTATAGGGCGCACCATTACGGTGTTGCACTGGCTTCAAGCCAAATGCGTTATCAGTGTTAGCCATAAGGCATACTCCTTAAAAGAATTATCGTGTTTCGATGTGAATGCCTTTCCCTTTATCGGGAACATATCGGCCTTCGTCATCGTCCAATTTTCCATGCTTAATCAGGTCGTCCTTTGCCTTTACAGCTTTACGCTTTGCGGCCTGATCTTCCTCGTAGAATTCTTCCTTGATTTCCATCAAATATGCCTTTTGGCCTGTGGACTTATCCACTACACGACTAACTCGTGCGCCAAGATCACGGTTCTCGTTATCGACATCTGGAGAGCCAATTTGCAGCTTCGAGTCAGATACAAACTCATATCCACCCTGTTCTGCGTATGCCAATCGACCTTCTGTGTCGTTCACCCAACGGCGCTTATAACCTGGGCGGTCAGGAACCGACAACTTGGAGCGCGCAACGCCCAATGGTACTCGTTTGCTTCTACCTGTATCTTCTCGTGACATGCTCTGTTCTTTTGCAGCACGTTCTGCTCGTGTAAGATTTGCCATGCTCATGCTCCCTCGAAATAGTTTTTAACGTATTCAGCTTTGAACTTAGCAGCTTGTTTCTCATCCCCGCTGTATGCGTTCTTTGCCATACGTTCACAAGCGGCCTTGGCCTCAGCAGGAAGGTCTGCATAAGACTTTCCGCCTCTTCGTGGGGCCGGCACACCGCCCTCGACACTTGGCGCTGCTGTACGGCGCGGATTCTCAAATTTCTCAGGGAACAGACTTTTAACCTTCTTCCCTACCAACTCAAGGAAATCTCGCCCTGTTGCGCGGATACCGCTCTCTTTCAGCTTCAGCCCAATGTCGTAAGCATATTGACCAAGCTCAGGGTCTTGTACCCACTTGTTGTCCGCTTCCCACATCTTGTATTCAGGATCTTGAGCTGGATCGGTCTTGACTTGAGCAACCTTGCCTTTATCCTCAATCTCACGGCGCAAATCTTCGATCTGTCCATCTACTCGGTCGAACGCTTCACCGTCTGCTGCTGCAATGGCCTCTGCGCGCTGTTGCCGCAAATCCGCCATAGCACGTTCATATGCGCGCTGTTCAGTTTTGGTATGGTATTCACCAAACTGCTTCATCGCGGCTTTTAGTTCATCAATCTCTTTAGCTTGCTGTGCGACACGCGCCTTCACAATCGGCAGCATATTCTCGCCACGGTCAACAAACTCTTCTGCGCTGCGCCATTTATCAGGGTCGCCCTTGAATTGATCCTTCGGAGTCCAGCCCATCTTCAGGGCTTTTTGCTCTACTTCTGACGGCTTTGAATCGCCATCATCATGTACTCCGGCATCATTGTTTAATGCTTCATCTTC